TCCATCCAGCCAAGGTACTGTTCTGATACTTACCCGCGACAAGAACAGGGTTAACTCCTCCCGTGATATCCACTAGACCTCCCGGCCACGCAGGGAAGTTACCCTTCTGGAGGGTTATGGTGGGATTTCCGCTCGTCGCGTCGCTAATGATAGTGACCCTCGTAATAGTACAAGAGTATGGGATCAACGTGTCCTGCACGCTAGGCGTAGCTCCAATGAGCAGCGCGGCGGGAACACCCCTAATCCTGTGATTGGCCGTAAGTTCCAGACTTCCGGCCCCGTTAAATCCCAGACCACCACCTGCCGTCAATACCTCAACTGCCCCGGTGCCAGAGGTATCCCGCCCGAGTAGTCGATCAGACGGGATACTCTGGAGTGCTGTTATAGGGATATTGGCATAGGCCTGTGCCGCGAAAGTGTAGGTACCACCATTCTTAGTGATAGTGATCCCGGTCCCGGCCAAAACCTGAGCCGGGAACCGAGGCAGAATACGAGCACGAAGACTTGGTTGCGTACCCACGAGCACCTCCTACTGCGGATCTCTCTCGACCTTGAACTGTTTGTTCTGGCTAAGAGAGTCGGCTATGATAAGATCGTCTCCGATCTCGACAGGAACTCCCCGCGGAAGCTTGTATGGGCCAAAGTCGAGTACCTTAGCCTCTAACGGATCACCAGTACCAAGCCAGGTTACTTTAACTCGAGCCATATCTTCCTCCACTATTTTTTGGACTTGGACTTGTCGTCCTCTTTGGGCTGAGCTTCCTCCGGGATCGGGATCGCCTGAGCCGGGGGTGGTGCCATAGGGTTCGGCACTACGGGCTCACCCGGCTTCGGCACCGGCCCTTGGGCCGACTGCTGCGAGGGCGGCACGTGAGTATCCAGCTGCGGGGGGTTCGCCTTGTCTTCGTCTTTGTGTTGGGCCATTTCACTCTCCGTAAAAGCGGGAGGGGACTACCCCCTCCCAGTTGGACGAGGTCGGTTACGCAAGTGGCTTGACGAACTGAACGATGATGTAGGCATCACCAGTAGCCGTCCCGGTGATGTTAGCATAGACATCGGTGTCGGCCACGAGTGGCATCACCAACGCCGCAAGTGGTACTGTGTTAAGACTGCCTGCCGTCAATGCGATAGTGGCAGCAATCTCCGAACCGGTAGGTGTCGTACCAATACCAAACACTGGAGTAGAGCCAGTGATAGCCGTCTCCACGTTGGTAGAGGCAGCGAGGATGATAGCTCCCGCCGGGAGCGTACCAACCTTGATGCTGTAGACAGAGACACCGCCAGTCGGCGCGGCTCGGGCAGCAATATACTGCACGAACTCATATCCGGCTTCGCGAGCGGCTCCCCTGTTGTTGAGTGACGTTACCATGTTATGAGCCCTCCTCAATCAGACGAACAAGCGAAGAACCCATTCACCACGCCCCACTGCTTAAGAGTGGTCGAGGTGTACGGGTGCCGCTTGAACATCTTGCCGACGCCGTAGGCCATCTCGATGCCGACGCCAGTGATGAAGCCGTAGTCGTCTTCCTTGCGGAACGTGGGCTTGGCCATCTGACCCCACGCGAAGACTGCAGCCTGTTGGCCGAGCATGAACACAGGCTCGACCCGCGTAGTGCCACCCTGACCTCCAAGCAGGAGGTTGCCAGTGCCTGCCGGACCCCAGGGACCAGGGTTGGCAGTCGTGCCCACGAAGCGGCTGATCTCAGGAACACACCTGACAATCACTCCGTCATAGATCTGATCGCCATCTTGGAAGATAGGGTTCTTGGTAGCGCCATATGGCCCTGACTGTTCGCGGGGCCTTGCGTCCTTGTTGATGGTCTCCAGGGAGATCTTCAGGTCGCGGAACGCGTTAGTGCCTGCGCACGCGATGTAGTACTCATACCCATCATCAGTCCGATAGGGACGGATATGGGGATCAGCATTCATTGCGAGCCGCTTCATCAGTGACAGGTTCGTGGCAGTGAACTTGTCGTTGGTCGTGTCGCACTGACCAAGAGACGTAGCAAAGTCCGTCGCGTTGTTGGACACTGCGTTACCAAATAGGATACGATCCGAATTGGCAGCGCGCCACGCGTCCTTCTGAGCCGTCGAAGCCTGATCGAACTGGATACCATTGACCCTCGTGCCGCCGCTTGACGGCGGAAGGGTCTCGGTCGGCAGGGCCATCAGCGCGGCAATGATCTCGTCCCGCTGAAGTTCCTTACCCCAATCGCTCAAGAGGGGCTTCGCCACCCCGAATACGTCGGCCGAGTCCTTATGAGACTCAGACTTCGTAGTCACCACAGCATTACGAGCCCATTCGATCCTGACTCGCATACCGTAGTTGTCGATCTTCTCTTCGTTTCCGACCAGCGTCTGTGTCGCCACGCCAGCTCCCTGAAGGCGCGAGACGAGCGGGATGTTCATATCCTCGCCGCCTGCCTTCAGCTCGCTGCGGATACGAATAACCGCGTTCAGGCCCTCACTCATGTAGGGCGAGAACTGATTACCTCTAACAAACTCTCGGTTGATTTCCTCTGTATACCGAACGAGTTTGTTATTGTCTTGAATGGTTGTCACAGCCATGGCTGTAACCCTTTCCTGACTCGAGCCATATCAAAACATTTTGTTCCGGTATGGCTCATGCGCTCATCTCTCTTTGCCATTACTCATGGCATATCGAAACAAGCTATCGTGGCTCATATCGCCCATCTTCTCCGTGTTTCCGGCGGAGGCGGTGGTCTTTGAGAGCGACGGGGGAAGTCGTGTCTCAGACGGTCGACTGGCAGCGCTTCCACGAACCTTATCTAGCATACTGGCCTGGAAGGTGGGATCGGCCATCTTCTCAGCCAGCTTCTTCTCAAACCAAGCATTAGGATCGTCACCAACGGCAGCAAGCGTAGCCTGCTTCCTGTGCCACTGCACGACCGCGTCGTAGCGGTTCGGTGACTGCACCACACGCTCGTAGTCGGCCACGTCGAGGGTTTGCTGAGCCCTGGCATCAAGGAATGCCTGTTCAGCCTCCGCGACCTTATCCTGCCCGTGCCGGGTCTCAGCGATTAGCTTGCTGTTGTACATCGTAGTAGCGTTCTGCTGTTCAACAACAGGCCGTAGATACCGCTGGATGATTTCTTCCGTGGCCTTGTCAGGGTTTTCGAAGAAGTCCGGCTTCTTTTCCGCTTGACGCAAATGCGTCGCGATCTCGTTCAGGCGCGCTTCCAGCGCCCTCGCTCGATCTTCAGCCGCTCTTCGACCTTCGGCCTCCTCCCTCAACCGCCAAGTCGGAACGCCCGGCTCGGGAGGTTCCACAGCGGCCGGAGGTGGAGGCTCCGGTGCTGGGGGCGGGGCAGGTTCCGGCTCTGCCGGAGGCTCCGCTGGGGGAGTCACTTGTGCTAGATCGAACATCTCTTGCTGGAGCTGCTCGGGGCTCTTATCGTCGTCTGCCATCTTCCATCCTTCCGCTGTTTCGTAGCGTTTACGTATCCGGGGCTATCGCCCCCGGCGGCGAGGCACCGTTTCGTGGTGCAGACGCAATTCCATCAAAGTGTCTCGGAGCGCATAGCGCATCCCACGATGCAGCTTCCTGCGACGCATTCTCCGCATCAGGTGCCGGATGAACCGGCTGAAGTCACTGTCCGACATTTGCGTTTCCACAGACCATATGCGACTATCACTCGACAGAGTAACCGTCGCCACCAGTTGTCATCGGGTGTAAAGGGTCTCATCGCCTCCGATAATCCCCCACTTTCAAGTGATCAATTCCTCCACGGCGGACAGGGCCCGCAACCGCGGGCTTTGCCTTGCCAGCTGTATTCAGCGCAATGGCAACCGCCTGTTTCTGTGGCTTTCCCGCGCTTATCTCGGTACGTATGTTCTGCGAGATAATTTTGGGATCTTTCCCTTTGATCAGTGGCATGTCAGCACCCTACACAGATATCTGGCACCGGCTGTAGCGTTGCCGGGGCGGGATCAATCCTCTCAGCCGAACCGAAAGGGCCCAGGGACATGAATGCCCGCAGCTCCCAACAGCACCAATATCACCCAGACAACAACCAGTATCAGGATCACCATCATAAGTATGTTAATGATCCGTCTGAACGGCTCTGGCAGCGGGATCAACGGCAGCAGCTGCTGAACAGCCCACCAGATCACCCCCATTATGATTAGGACAACTATGATACCAACTAGCGTCCCGATGAACCCACTCATGTTATCCTCCTAGTATCCCGTTCTCGAAGAAGTCCTTATACGTGAACCCTGGCTTTGCCGGGGGCGGGACCATCTGGGACTGAAGCCCTGCGAGCGTCTGGGGCTGTGCCGACGTATAGGGCACACTCCCAGCTGCTCCCGGGCCCGGTGCTCCGATCCGCGTCCACCAGCC